AGTTTGAGAATCACAAAAAATTTCAATGTGAATTATGTAACAAAAGAATTACATGGGCATTTGTATTTGAGCATGTAAAGTTCAAAGGCGAAGGACTACTTGCTGGTATGGAATGTGCGACAATTCTTGACCACGATACAAACTTTTCTGCGTTACAGACACAACGACAAAAACACATTAAGTATTTAAAAGCTAAGTTCAATAAAAAAGCTAAAGAGCTTGATTTCAAAACAGAATATCCAATACTTTATCAAGCAGCTGATTACTTCAAAGATTATGATGGAGTGATTTACGACATATTCAACAAGATACAATATGGTCTATCAGAAAAACAAATTGCTTATATGACCAAACTTGTATTAGAAGTATGGGAACAAAGAGTTGCGTTTTACAAAGCAGAGTTCGCACCGCCTAAACCACCAGCACCTAAGTTAAAAGCTGGCGTTCAAGAATTAGAAGTTACAATCAGTAACTACTACTTACAAGAAAAAGGTTATTACTACATAGAAAAAGCAGTGTTTGAGACAGAAGCTGGTCATACAATATTTACAGGTAAGACAAAACAATTAATCAAATATTTACAAGTTGATTTAGATTTATTAGAAGATGACTATGGCATCGATGCGTTCTGGAAACTAGATAAAAAAACTCGTAAGTCATATTTAACACACGAGAAGGTTCACTTCGATAAAAAAACAAAAGGTATTCTAAAAATTGAGTTAGGCGATGAGTTCGCAGAAGATAAGTATGGCGGAAAAATTATTGATTTTACTCCGACATTTATAGAAGAGAAGGAAGATTATTTTAATAAAGTATGAGCGCATATAGTAGTTACGATATAGATGGATTTCCATTAATACCTAATACAGACATGTATGTATCTCCAGACCTAAAGTATATGGGTTTAGCTGCACTTAATGAAGCTGCTGCTGAATTAGAAAACCTTGCATTCAATGATAGTTCAGTAAATACAAATTTAGTTTCACAAGATATAAACATTCTTCTATATGAAAAACCACACGTGAATTGTTTAGGAAGCTGCACAAAAGACCCATGTTCATATTTTCACAGATAAAATCACACAATATGCTACAATTAGAGCATGAAAACTGATAAAGTTTTTGTTGTAAGAGCAGTCGCACTGACTGGTCAAATAGAAGTGTTTGAGTTCACTTCTAAATCCGCAGCTGGAATCAAAGTCCGAGAGTTAAAAGATGAAGGCGGATATATAATCACACAAAACGAATACACACCTATTCCAGCTTAATTTCTATTTAGTGTTGCATAACGTGATACAGAAGATATAATTGTATTGTAATGATAAAAAAGGATGGTAAGTAATGGCAAAGTTGTTTGTTGTAAAACCAGTTTTAGGCGCTAAGAAAAAAGCATTCCTTGAAGCTAATGGTTTTACTAAGAAAGCTGGTCAATGGGTCAAAGAAGGTTCTGAACAAGAGCTTCAAGATTTTTGGGATGCAGTAGATGTTTACAAAGACAAACCCAAGTTTGTATCTAAAAAACAAAAATATTATGGTTGGCATATTTATGGTGCGTATCACTTAAAAGAATGGGAATACAGAATATTTAATGACATAGAGTTAGATTTCTATTTAGAAGTAGAAAAAGTAAATCAAGTTGCGATGGCAGCTTAAGGAAGGATGGTATGAATCAAGTAATAGAAAAACTAAAAAAACAAATCAAAGAATGTGTAGATTCTAATGATTTTGTTGGTGCAAAGAATCAATTAAATAAGTTAATTACTTTTATTGATTACGATATTGAAATAACAGTAGAGGAGTTGTAATGTACAGAGTAATTTATTGGTTTAATGGCGAGCAAAGGTTTACTGCAAAAACCACCAAAGAAGATGCGGTCAACACTGCAAAACATTTTAATGGCACAGTAGTAAAAGAAGTTGGAAAATATAATGATTTAGTATCATTACCAATTAAAAAACGAATAATGAAAGATAAGCTAGAAGAAAAACTTGCATATTCAGAAAGGGATAACAATGGCTAAAAACGAATTGCTTGACAAAGTAGATTATATTAATACATTATTTAATGTAGAAGCAAGAACAATAGGTGCTTATAGATTAGATATATCTAATGGCGGATATAGATTAACACAATTAGTAAATGGAGTTGGTGGCGAAACAGATATATCTCCAAGATTAAAAGCAAGTGAAATGAGAGAATACCTTGATGGATTTAAAAAAGGCGTGCTAGCGATGCACGAAGAAAGGGTAGGTATAAAAGATGGCAAATTCACACACCTTATTTAAGTTAAAACCACTAGATGCTGGTCAACTTAATTCAATTAAAAATGCAATAGAGACACTAAGAATCTATGGCATAGGTACAGATGCGGTATCTTTAGAGATGGTAAAAGCACAAATAGAAATCAAAAGAGAAGCTGCATTAAAAAAATAATTATAGTGCTATTGACTATAAATCACACAATGTGATACACTTATATTGTAAGAAAGGATGGTAAAAGGATGGATGAAAAAGTAAAAATACTTTTGAAAAAATCTAAAGCGTTCAAACAGTTCGCTAACTTCCTTACAGAAAATGGATATACCTACGAAGTTGTAGGTTCTATGGAAGCTGAAACCGACACTGAGAGAAGTTCTAGTGGCGGTGTATTTTATGGATTAG